GGTCCAAACGCGCCTGCACGATGCGGTCAAGTTCTTCCTGTGAAGCAGGAGCCTTGAACGCCTCAGCGCTTTCGGTGCCGGTCGGTTCTCCCGCGTCAGCGGTAACTTCAGTGTTTTCGGACACGCCGAAACACCCCTTTCCGTTTAGGCCCCGTACGGGCATCAAATGAACCGCGCAACGGGCGCGTACCGCTTCATGGGAGAACCATGGAAGTTATTTGGCGTCTCTCAACGCTCGGTATTGGTCGTAAAGCGCGTCAGGGTCATAGCCGTACTCGACACGGGCGCGTGTCTCATCCCACGAGGGAAGGACAACACACCGGCAGTTCCCGTGGAACTTCTTCGTCTCGCCGGCACTTTCCTTCGAGTACACAAACCCGCGAGACGCCAGCATCAGACAGAAATTACAGGCACCAGGCTCAGGGATCCGCGCATAACCAGCGTTATCCCTATGCGCCGACTGCATCACCGTTTCCCTGCCCGGCTGCAACACATACTCGTTCGTCATGATCTTCAAGAACGCCGTCAACGTCTCAAAATCACCCGTAAACAACGGCCCAGACATCCGGGTAGCGAACCCAAGCCGCCGCGCAACCTGATCAACAGGCGTCAACGGCGCCAAAGATGCCCGGAAAGAACCCCGGACACCCTCAGCAGCCCGCAACTCATCAAACCACTCAGCAGCAACCGTCGCCGCGATGTCCCCATACTCAGCAACCAGCACCGGAACATATTCAAACAACGCCTGCTGCACCTGCTCAGGCCGGTCAAAGTTCAGCGACGCTAGGAAAGCATCAAGAGCACGTTCAACAAGCGCCGCGATACCGTTATTGGCCTGCTCGAACGTCCTCAGTAGTTGCAGCGACATCAACAACCTCCCGAGTCGGTGCCTGAGCAGCCAAAGCATCCAGCCGGGCCCCCACAGTAGCCCGGCGCCGGTCAGCAACAATCCGATCAATCGTCGTCTGATCAAACCCAAGCTGCTCAAGCGTCACAGCAGAATCGGGCGGCAACACACCAGCAGTAACAAGCTTCATCACCGCATCAGCCGCAGCAGCCTTCGTCGGAGTAGCCGGATCCCGCCACTTCGTCGTTAGCAACTCCAAGCCCTCAGCCGAACCCGTACGAATCTCGACAGCCATCCGCATAGCATCAACCCAGGCAGCGCCGAAAGGTTCATGCGCTGACTCAGCATCAGCGTTGAGGTCAAGGTAGGCCGTGTGCATTGCCGCGTCAGAAGCCGGGTTGTCGTGAATGATTCCGAGCGCATTGAGCGGGATGTTGGTCTCGCCGGAGAACTTCGCACCAATGGTCCGCAGCATCTCCGTGTGAGGCTGCATCGAAGCGGCCTGGAACTGACCAACAGTAGGGACTTCACCATCCTCATCCCGGCCGATAGCCAGAATGTGTCCGGTGATCGTTTTCCAAGCATCAGCCATCGACCCATCAGCGTTCGTAAACGCAGACTCATCAGCACCCAGCAAGTAACGCTGCGGGGAACTGTAGAACTCCGCCGAAACTTCCATGCGCAGGCTCGTACGGATCGCCTCATCCGTAATCCGCATAACGCCCTGAGTGATCCGTGAACGCCCGAACGGATACTCGGGGGAAGAGTCATATGCAAGCACCACAACAGGGCACCTACCCAGCGTGTGCGGCTGCTCATCCAACACCCAACGCCCACTCACAAAGACGCCAGTAACAACCTTGTCCTCCAAATACAGGATGAACTCAGTTGGGTAACCAGCCTCAGCAGAAACCACCGACAACGCCGCAGACGCCCGACGCCGGTTAGCATCCCAAAGCGCCGTCGAAGAAGTCGGGGAAAGTGCGCGCACAACCGCGCCAGGCTCACCCGGACCACCAGCCATCACAGCAACAAACGACACACCATAAGTCAAAGCCGACATATGCGCGTGATGCGCCTCAATCCCAAGACGGTTCTCAGCCCAAATCGCATCGACCTCGAACTCATCAAGCTCAACACCAGGAGCCGCGAACCCACCAAGCTTCACCCGAGACGCCAAAGACTTCACAGCCTTATACGGCCAACCCGTCACCGTCTCAAACGACTGCAACTGCGGAGGAATCGCAATCCCCAAATGCCGAACACTCTGCTTCGCCTCGAAATACCGCCGGCGCGTCTCATTAATCCCCGCCACCGACCGCAACTGAGCAAGACACTGATTCAAAACCCCGTTATCAGCCACAGACAGGCCGGGAACAACCAAAGTGTCAATCACGAAAGCACCAACACCTTCCCCCGGCTCGACCCGGAACTAGAACGCCTCTTACCAAACTTCACAGCACCAAAATGAGCCGCAGTCGCAGCCATAAGGGGGGACAGATCAACATCTAACGACTTGCGGTTCCACTTCCAAGCGCCCGCCGGCCCAAAGTTCTCTTTCATGGCCCCGGCAAGGGACTGGTCTAGCCGCTCTTGCCCGAAATGCGTCACCGACTGGTCAAGCGTCACCGCGTCATACAAACCGCCGCACGCCTGGGACAACTCAGCAGCACCCATAACCCGCACAAGACACCCGCGCTTCTTCAACTCTGGCTCCAAGGATCGGGCTGGGGAATAAGCGTCAATGACAACCGGGATGCGACGCTTAGCCCGCTCATGAATCCAATCGACCAAAGCCTTAGAGCCCGCATCAGAAAACTCGGAATCCTCAGCAAGTTCCACATGGACATGCTCAGGCGCGAACGCAGCAACAGCGATACTCACCCGCGTGCGCTCCGGATTCATATCCAAGCCGATAGCGGCCAGCGGCCAATCCTCCGGAACCTCACTAATCGCAAGCTCATCCCATAGCGCAGCCGGAATGGCCGACTTATGAGCAGCAACCTCATCCCAAATGCCCATAGCTTCACGCAGGAATGAATCCTTCGTGAGCTTCCGGCGCATGCGAAGCATTGCCTTCTCTTTGGTTCGCAATGGATACGACGGGTTTGCCTTACGCCACTGCTCACGATCATCAGGGTCAGAGTCTCGATCCGCACTGAACTCGATATACAGGGAATCAGTGCTATCCCCGGACAGCGCAGCTCGGCGCGCTTCCTCGAAAATCTCAGACGGGTCAATCGGCTTAGGAGGGGTGCCAATCATGATAGTCAGCGCATTCGGGGAGGCGTTTTGCGCAGGAATCATGTCATCGACGGCGCGCTCAGTGAGGATTTGAGCCTCATCGAAAACAACGATGTCGACCTTAGTGAACCCGCGGCCAAACCCTCGTTCTCTGGCGCCGAACACAACACGGGAACCGTTCGTGAACTCAATTTTCTGCTCACTGCCGTTATCCGGGGTACGGTCGATATGCGGCGCCATTGTCGGCGTCGTCGCCATAGACTTCATGCCATCGAAAGTCTCGTCGGCAGTGTCCTTCTTGTGAGCGCTCCAAGTTACGGTCAACCCTGGGAAGATGATGCATAGGGCGAATACGATCCACCCAATCATGAACGTCTTGCCCACCTGCCGCGGGATGCTCATCGTCACACCGCCAACGGTGGTCGCGTAATACCCCTCAGCATCCTTCGATAAAATCAACTGCGCAGCACCCTGCTGCCAAGGATCAAACCGGATCCCCAACAAAGCCAAAGTGTCACGCACAGCCGGCCAGCCCGTGTGGTCAATGCCCTCAGGTATGACCACATGCCGGGCAAGATCGTGAAGCTTATCAGACCGCTCTTGGGTTGAACTTTTCGTCACCAGTGTCAGCCGCCCTACCGAGGTCATCCGGCGTATCAGCCAGCTCCAACTCTTCAATCTCCTTCGAGATCGAACGGAGGTGTCCAGTCAGAGAGGCCAAATCACGCGCCAGAACGTTTTCACTCGAAATATGCGAAACGAGAATTACCCGCAGCGCCTTCAACTCATCCAAGCGAGTGCCAGACTCAATCGACTCCACGAGAGACTTCAAAGGCGCCGGGATGTCATCCGCAGTAGCAAGCCGCACAGGCGGAAGCTGCTTCTTACCAGCCATGCGGCATCACTCCTATCTGTGGAAAACGGCCCATGAGTGAAAACGGCCCTATGCCGGAGGCGGGCCAGGCGGGCGGGGGAGAGGGGCTGCGGGGCACCCGTCACTATGCAATCCGGTCCGCTCTTCGCTGCTCGGGCTTCCGCAACGCCGCAATAGTGTCGTTGCCTTGCCATCCGCCAATGGACACTACGATTTCGTGTCGTTCCTGCGATGCGCGGCCTGAGTTGCATCGGTTGCAGGACGGAGCGAGGTTACTTAGAACGTTGTGTTCTTTGTTCCCATCGAGGTGGTCAACGCATAGGTTGTCAGGCGCACCTACGTTGCTTCCCCATGTCACCTCTCGGTTGCACCAGATGCAGGCGTGTGGACCTTCGCCGATGGTATCAAACAGCATCTTTCGGTGCAGGTAGACCATGCCGCGTTTTGATGAGACCGGATGTCCTGGTGAATAGATGATGCGATAGCGGCCAGGGCCGGCCGTCTTGATGGTGCGGTACTCTGCTTCCACGTCACCATGCCGGTATTTTCGGTGGTAGTGCTTCATGCAGAGTGAGGATGATTTACTGCGAGTTTTAGCATCGCATCCTGCAACCTCGCAGTTGTTGTGTGGCTTCTCCGATGGCTTCCCGAGAGGGTCGCCGTACTTCATCATGCGGCGATAGTGCGGACGGCAGTAGCCGCGCACGTATAGATCGGCTTCGCAATCGGGGATTGAGCATGACAAGATAGGCATATCGAACTCCTCAATAGTTCGTTCATGGCCCCGGACTGTTAGCGCAGTCGCGGGGCTTCTTGTTTGGTCACCACTTGCGTGATGTCTTTATGGATTTGGGTTGTTCCTGGTAGACCCATCCACGGTCACCGTTGCCTCGCTTTTGGTTGCTTGACATAACCGGTGAGCTAGGCGGCAGTTCTTCCGGTCGTATGGATCACCGCCTTTTGAGACGGGGAGAACCTCGTCTACTTCAGGTGATTCGGGTAGGCCGTGTGGGAGTTTGGTATCGACGGGCTTAAGGCATAGCCAGCAGTGCGTTTCTTCGCGGAGTACGCGGGCCCGGATCTTGTTACGCAGGTTGCCGTTAGTTCGGCGTGGGTTGTATTCCATGGCTAGTCTTCGTCGTCGGCTTGAGCCCTGGCCCAATCGGCGTACTCGAGTTCATCTTCTAGTGTCTCGGTGCGGACTCGTGCGGCGTGCGCTTCGATGAGTTCGCATAGGGCCTGGTATATCCTCATGCCCCTACCTCCACTGTCTCGTATGTGATGTGGTATTCGCCGGTTAGGGGTAGCGTGTGGGCGCAGTGGGCGCATAGGTATAGGACGTTGAGGGATGGGAGTAGCACGCGGGCTTTAGCCATTGCGCTGCTGTGCCTATCGCAGACCTGACCATCCATACCGTGCCCCTTAGTGGTAGACGCCGCTTAGGCGCTGGAGGCTTTCGGCGACACTCTTTGCGGTTGCCTCGGCGTCCACTTCGATGTCTCCGCTGATGTGGACCTGTGTGCCGTGCGTGACCGGCTTCTGCTTGGTTACGATGTCGACTTCCATGACGCCGATCTCGATTGGTTCATCGTCACCGAGTTGGACCAGAACTTTAAGGTCGATGGTTCCGAGTGCTGCTGCCATTACGGCCTCCTGGTGTTTGAAGGGTGGTGATCTACTGACGAGGCCGCGTTTCCAGTTGTTGGTCGGCAATGCGTTCGATCAGCGCTGCGTCGAGGAATCGAACCTCGGTCTGCGGTTTTGGAGACCGCCGTGTTACCACTACACCAACTCAACAAAGTCGCAGCACCAATGTCGTAGTGGCACTCTGTCTCTACCCACGCACATCAACTGGGCGTGCCGGACAACATTGGGTACTGCTTGAAGGCGTCGCGTTTGCGAGACGGTGGGCCTTCCGTGGGCTGTGCATGAATCGAACACGCAGCGACTATGGGGGGTCGTCGCTAACCGTTCAGCCCTTGCCGGCGCCATCACGTCGAGCGGCGTGCCCGTAACGCTGGGCATGCGAGATACGGCCTCCTTGGGGGGTGGGGTTGCGTATCTGGTCTACTTCCGAGCGGCCTTCTTACGCTCGGCGTACCTCTTCGTTGCGGCCCTCATGCAGGTGCGGCACTTCCGCTTGGGGTTTGTGCAGCTGGTGTCAATGTAGAGGTTCGAGCCGGATAGCTCGTGGCCGTCTTTGCAGTGTGTCTTAGTCGCGTTGAGAGCCGGTGCACTGGTGCCCCGCATAATGTTCTCGACGTTGGTTACCTGTTCCAGGTGGTCCGGGTTCACGCACTTCCGGTTCCTGCACAGATGGTCTAGCACCATGCTGGCATCAAGGGAGCTGCCGTGCATCTCGTATGAGATTCGGTGTGCTCGGTGGTGCTTCGAGTCGAAGTGGAGCGTGCCGTAACCGTAAGAGTCGATCCATCCGGTCCAAGTCCAGCAGCCTTCTGCCTTATCGACGTTTGCCCAAAACTTTGATGACAGGTGCTCGTTAAGTGCTAGTGTTTCCATATCGAACTCCTCAACAGTTCGGTCGCGCTTCGGGGTGTTACCAGCACCGCCGGAGCTTAAATTTTTAGGAGTTGGGCGGAAGTACTTACACTTCTGCCCAACTCCTACACGCCAGTCTAGGTGATTCCGGCCAGAATTAAAACCTTGTCTGTCGTTTCCCAACTTCGA